TCGCGGAACGTTGCCGGGTTAGCCACCTGCTCTCGCCTCTTCGATTGGGCACTGCACACAATCGACGACTTTCGTTTCCTGAGGCAAATTGAGGCGTTTTATAAGAAGAATGCCTTATTTGCTCAAAGGGAGGCGTGCCGTGTAGAAGCCGAGAAGTCCTTTCTGGACTCTGAAGCTAACTGCAGGAGCACAAACTCTCGCTTGCGCGATATGGTCGGCAACTACCGTCTGATTGACGATAAGTACCTTCATCATATCCACAAGATGAAACGTTACATCAGTAACGTGCTTGGGGACTACGAGTCGTTCCAAAATGGGCTTCCCAGTTTGGTGAGAGTAACACCGGGAGCAACGTCGACTTCGAAACGTGTAGAGAGCCTACCGCAACTAAAACTGCGGATGAGGATCTTCGCAACAAGAAGGTCAACAAAATACCTGGAAAAGGTGTACCAAGAATTTGGTTTCGCCAAACCCAGAATTAAGGTGACTCACACGAATCGGATCGAGCTTGTACCGAAGAACTGGAAAACAGACCGTACTATTGCATGTGAGCCAGAAGGGAACTTACCCCTCCAACTTGCATTCGACGGCTACGCGAAACGACGTTTACGTCGTTTTGGAATTGATCTGACTGACCAGTCTGCTAACCAAAGGGCAGCCAGGCACGCTTCGATCCACGATGACTATGTTACTGTGGATTTTAAGTCCGCCTCCGACACGATTAGCTATAATACCATTGCCCTCCTTTTTCCGGAGGACTGGTTTGCTTTTCTAACGGATGTGCGGTCCCCGGGTTTCCGGGGTGTGTTTGGTGATGGAGTGTACGCGAAGTTCTCCTCAATGGGGAATGGAACGACTTTTACACTGGAAACCCTGGTGTTCGCTGCCGCGTGTTTCGCGCTTACGAGTTGTAGAGACTTCCTTGTGTATGGTGATGATGTTATCATACATAAGCGTTTCTACGACGACTTTCGCGAGCTAACACGGTTTCTTGGTTTTACCGTTAACGAGGAGAAATCCTTCGCTTCAGGTCCCTTCCGGGAATCCTGCGGTGGAGACTTCTTTAACGGTGTCGATGTCACACCTGTATTCATCAGGAACATCAACTTGCAGAAAGCAAGTCTGTGTCATCTGGTGAACACGTGTAGGTGCTTGTGTCTTCCGGGTGGGAGGTTGGAGGAACTGCTTCGTTTGCTCATTGCAGACGAGCACCTTCATCGTATTCCATTCAATGAAGATACCATGTCTGGGGTTTGGATTAACCCCACCGTGGCTCGGCGCAAGAAACTTGTCCGACGGAAGTGCGGGATCGACAAGTGCAAAGCCTATGTTGCAAAACAGCAGGCCCGCGTATTTGTCGATAGCCGAGGCTATTACCTG